GTGGCCGAGGCCCAGGTCTTCAAGCCGGAGCGCGACGAGTTCGACGAGGTTATCTCGATGAAGCTGCTCACGGCCATGGGCTACTACGGCTATCGGATGAAGTCGAAGCCGATGGTGATCGATGATGCATCGCTCAAGATGCAGGGCATCGAGCTTGCCATGAACACCANCCACGTGATGCCTTCCGACATAATCCGNGAGATCAACGAGGTTGCCAAGACGCGCATCCGGTACTCGGAAGAGCCGGTCACCTTTGATGCGTCCATGACGGTCGATGAGGAAGGCAACATCGTCCACGTCAACACGCTGGACAATAGGACCGGAACCCTGAACGGTGACAACGGAACGCCGGTCGAGGCTCCTAAACCGTCTTCGACCCAGAAGGCCGCGCCGTTAGGAGTTCTTGCACTCGCTCACGACACATTGGCAGCTCTGAGGGGCAGGGATTTCGCAGAGCTGGCCAAGCATGTGAAGTTAATTGCATCACTAGACGAGCGTGGCAGGAAGGAGTTCCAGAAGGCTTGCGCGAGCCTGCAGTTCATCGACCCGTCCTATGACCTCGAGGGGCTTGGGGAATTGATGAGCTGCACGATCGCAGTCATGCAGTCAGAGCATCAGCACCATCACTAGGCGGGGGAGCCATGCTGAAACTGCAGGCGTTCCTCGCTCTGGAGAAATCGGTCGCCTCGACCATGCATGCCGCATGGGACCATGTTGCGCGGCGCATCGTGAGCCAGGTCGGGCCGTTGCTTGCGGCACGCAAGTGGGACGACGCCCACGACATTGCCAACAAGCTCTCCATGTTCGGGGTGGTGGAGCGGCACCGGAAGCGTCTGGAGGAGCTGGCCGTCAGCTCCTTTCTGTTCGGGGCACACAACGTGACGGGAAGCCTCCAAGCCACCTCGTACGTCAAGCGCGAGCAGTCGCTCCCGTACTCGATCCAGCTGGCCCTGGATCAGATGACGGACATGGTTGAGTTCCATGGGGCTGAGATGGTGCGCCAGGAACTGCATAAGGCCATTCGCCGGGAGGAGCTGCGCAAGTACGACATGTCCTCGGAGGACCTGGAGGAGGCTGGGATGCAGAACCCAGAGCAGGCCGGTCCCCGCAAGAAAAAGAAGGTCCGCAAGGATGACGATATGGCCGAACGCCTCAATCAAGCCGTCATGGGCACAGGGCGCATGGCCATCGACATTGCGGCGAACCTCACGACGAGCCGCCTGGTCACGCTTGGGTTCCTGGCCGAGGCGATCAACAAGAAGATCGAGACGTACCAGATCAACGAGGTGCTCGACGAGAAGACCTGCCCGGTATGCCAGTACATGCACGGCAAGACGTTCTACGTGCAGAAGGAATACGGGAGGGTGATGCAGGCCCTGGGAACCCAGGACCCGCAGCAGCTGAAGAGCCTTGCTCCATGGCCGAATCAGTCCAAGGCAGGTCTCGCCAAGCTCAATGCCATGAGCCTCGAGGAGATGCAGGCTGAGGGCTATGGTTCTCCGCCTTACCATCCGGGGTGCCGAGGGGTTCTGGCGCTTGTAGGAACCGTAACGGAGGAAATCCCTCTGGGCGGTCTCGTTTCGTCCCCCTAAGAGACGTGACCCAGAGACATTCAGTCCTTCAGTGTCTCTGGATCATTTCCTAGTCCGAGACGTGCAATTAATTGCAAATTCTCGTTGAGACGCGCGTGCGCGTGAGTATTCTGCGCCACGTTAACCGTGCGCAGAGATCGAGGCGAAGCGTTGTTCAAGGAAGCGACAGGTTTCGGAGAAGAGACGGAAGGCTTTGGCCTTTCGGGCTTTTCGTCGCCCGCTGTCTCCGACGACAACCACACCGTCGCGATTCGGAAGACCGACGAGGAAGAGCAGCTCGTATTTGGCGAGGTCTATGCTCCGGGTTTCCCTGACAGCCAGGGAGATTTCATGACTCGAGAGTCCATCAAGCAGATGGCGTACGAGTTCATGCGGAAGGGCTTCGTCAACAAGATCGACCTGAACCACAATCAGGAAGAGTCCGGCTGCTACGTTGTCGAGAGCTTCATTGCACGGGACGACGACCCGATTTTCATTCCAGGCTCATGGGTTATCGGCGTGAAATGCACCGATGACGTGTGGGCTCTCGTAAAATCGGGTGAGCTCAACGGGTTCTCCTTCGATGGGGTTGGTTTCCGGGTCGAGAATTTCATCGAACTCGAAATTCCGCCGATCATCGAGGGGGAAACCGATGAAGCAAATGGCCACAAGCATAGGTTCTTCGTGAAATACGACGAGGAGGGAAACTTCCTCGGCGGATGGACCGATGTCGGGCCAGATGGGTCCAGGCACCGCATTTTGCGCGGGACGGTCACGGAAGAAGACAACGGCCACGCTCACCGGTTCTCGTTCGTTGAAGGAGTGCTCTATGCCCAAGCTGCGCATTAAGGCCAACGAGCTGATCGACACGGACGTGAACTTCGTATCGCTGGTCAAGCGGGGAGCCAATCGCATCCCGTTTCGGATCACGAAAGAGGACGATGAAATGCTGGACCTGCACAAGATTGGTCGCCGGTTTTTCCATAAGGCCGACCCCAAGCCCGAGATCGTTGCAGCCGTAATTGCCAAGGGTGCTGACCTGAACAAGATTGCGGCAATCTTCAAGTCTGTCGGTCTCGATCCGAAGCAGTTCGTCAAGAATGAGACGGGCGACTGCATCACGGTTGCGAAGGCCGATGCCGACAAGGCGAAGAGTACCGTCGTGCTGAAGGTGTCCGATGAGGTCGGCCTGGTCATCACCCATGTGAAGAAGCTGTTCGACGACTTCTCCTACGGCTCCACGGACTTCAATGTCGTCATGGCTACCGAGGGTGTTTACCCGTCCATCTGCGTTGCCAAGGACGCCCTGGCGACCACCATCGCCAACATCCTCTACAAGGCGGCCTCCCCTGAAGATGCGTCGAACCAGATCGGTCAGGCGATCGACGACTTCAAGGGCTATATGACCATGCTCCTGAAGAACGTCCCCATGCAGGCGTTCAAGATGGAGTTCGAGCTCGCCAAGTCCGAGTCGAAGTTTCCCCTCGGGGATGAGGCTCCGGTCGAGGTTGCTGAGGAAGAGGTCGAGAAGGCCGATGCCGGGAAAAACGGCACGGGCGCTGGCTTCGAGCACGGCAAGGGCACTGGCACTGATCCTCGCGCTACTGCTGATGATCTGGCCAACACTGCTGTGAACGCCGTTCCGGGCGAGTCCACCACCGGCAACCCCGATGAAGGTCCCGCAGAGGCTCGCAAGGAAGAGGTGAAGGGCCTGCCCGATCCCAAGGGTCATGAGCCTGGTGACCCCGATGGTTTTGCCGCCCCGCCCACGGACAGCGATGAAGCCACGCGCCGTGCGACGGAGGACGACCGCAACAACACGACCTTCGGCAGTGTCAACGGGAGCTCGATCCCGGATGGTGACTCCGGCCTTGGCCGCTTGGGTGGCGTGCGCAAGGAGGGTGACGCCGACATTGGCAAGAAGGGCAAGGGCAAGAAGCTGCCCGATGAGGAATCCGGCGCGGGAGCCCAGAAGGCTGCCGGGCAGGAGAGCGACCTTGGTGAAGTTGCTAAGGCCGACAACACCGACATCCTGGATGCCATCGCGCAGCTCCAGAAGTCGGTCGAGGCGGCTGTTGCTGAGGTCAAGAAGGAGGTGGGTACGCTCAGCGAGCGCGTCGATCAGATGGACATCCGTATCCAGAAGACCGACGAGGCACTGAACGGAACCGTGTTCAATGAAGCGGGTGGTGACGTGGCGCGTGTCGCCAAGTCCGAGCCGTCTCTCCCGCCTCTTCTGGACACCGCCTACGAACGACGCGAAGTCGCGTGAGTGCGGAGAATAGACCGCTATCCGTATTGAGAAGGAACAGAAGCATGACCACGAACAGCAGCCTCCTCCGCAAGGCCGATCTCGCGATTGCGGACCTGCAGTCCAATGGCGGTGAGCTCTCGCCTGAGCAGGGCGCGGCGTTCATCCGCAAGCTCATCAAGCAGCCGACGCTGATCCGTCAGTGCCGCGTCGTCGAGATGATGGCCTCGAAGCGTAAGATCAACAAGATCGGCTTCGGCAGCCGCATCCTCCGCAAGGCGGTCTCCGCGACTGCGCTGACCGAGCAGCAGCGCTCCAAGCCGACGACCGAGCAGATCGAGCTCAGCACGAAAGAGCAGATCGCTGAGGTGCGTCTGCCNTACGATGTTCTGGAAGACAACATCGAGCGGGCGATGGCTGCCAACAACGAAGCCTCGAACACCGGTCCGGGTGGTCTCCGTCAGACGATCATCGACCTGATCGCTGAGCGTGCAGCGCTCGACCTCGAAGAGCTGGCGCTCCTGGCCGACACCGACTACACGAATGGCGCTGACCAGGATGACGAGGACTACCTGTCCCAGCTCGACGGCTGGCTGAAGATCGGCTCCGATAAGGGCAACGTTGTGGACGCTGATGGTGAGACTATCTCCAAGAGCGTCTTCAAGCGTGGCCTGAAGGCCATGCCGAGCCAGTACCAGCGTAACAAGGCGGCTCTGAAGCACTTCGTCTCGGTGAACAACGAGACCGAGTACCGCGACACGCTGGCCGACCGCGGCACGGCCCTCGGTGACCAGATGACCCAGGGCACCAGCCCGACCTTCGCTTACGGCTCGCCTGTGGAAGGCGTGGCTCTGATGCCGGAGGACAAGGGCATGTTCACTGACCCGCTGAACCTGATCTTCGGCATTCAGCGCCAGGTCTCGATGGAGTTTGACAAGGACATCACGTCCCGCGTCTACATCATCGTTCTGACCTGCCGCATCGACTTCCAGATCGAGGAGCCCGAGGCTCTCGTCGTCTACGAGAACATCGCTTCCTAATAAGCTGTGAAGCGCAATTAATTGCAAATGCGGGGTCAGTGGATTAATCTGGCCCCGCATTTTTTGAACGCTAGGAGAGCGGTATGCTGAAAGCAAAACTCAAGAAGCCAAAGCGCCTCTACAGAGGGGACACACTCTACGAACAGGGTCAGGAAGTGGAGGTCGATATCGCGACCGCCCGAGTCCTGATGCAGGACCCCAGGTTCGAGATCATTGGCCTTGACGATCTTCTTGCCGGGAAGGTGGAGGAGGCTTCAGCTAAGGCCGAGGTGGAGCAGGAAGCTCCGAAGGCTGAAAGCAAGCGCCCGGAGAGCAAGGAGGAGCTTTATCAGGCGATCCGTGCCGCGGCTGATCAGCTCGATCCCGATGACGAGGATGCCTATACCGCCACCGGCAAGCCGCAGGTCGCAGCCCTCGAGAAGATTCTCGGCTACGATATTACGGCTGAGGAGAGGGACAACGCCTTGAACATCAAGGCAAAGCCCGTACTCGATGAGGCCGAGAGCCAGACGAAGAAGGGCGGCGTGGTGATCAAGCGCGTCAAGAAGGAAGAGCCGGTCGAGGTCAAGGAACCGGCCCAGAACGACCCGACCACCAAGGGGGCTGTGGAGGTCTAAGATGCTCCTCGCATCCGTTCAGAGCATTCGCGAGAGTCTCGGTTACGACGACATGACGGACATCAACACGGCTATCGAGATGTCCCTTCATGCTGCCGAGCACCAGATCGCATCCGTCTTGCAGACGAGCTTTGAGCGGAGCGATGTGACGGACACGTTCTGGGTCTACCGACCTGGCTTCGTTCAGGGAGCGCATTCGGAGACACAGTTCAAGCTGAGCCGGGGCTTTCTAGCCTCGGCTCCGACCATAGAGGTGGTAGAGGCGGGCGGTTTCAGCAGCGGCGCGTCCAAGAACGTTACCGGCTCCATGGCGGTCGATCTTGAGCGTGGGGTGGTCACCGATTTCACGACCCGCTTCACCCAGCAGTACGTCAGGTTCACGTACCAGGCGGGTTTCGAGCCTGACCCGGACAACGATCAGTCTTACAACCTCGACCAGGTGCCGAGCTGGCTGCAGGAAGCGGCGAAGCTGCGCTGCCTGATCCACATTGCGAACAATCCGAGCATCACGGAGGTCGGGATCAAGCTCGACACGCCTGTGCTGGAAGCCCAGTACGCGGCGCTGATCCACCGTCATCTCCGCTACGCACCCATGGCCCTGCTGCCGATGTGAGGAGGCCATGGCTTCCTCATTCCAGTTCCAGGTCCGGTTCCGTAACAGGCGCTTCAACGATGCCCGTAAGGGCCTGGAGGCGTTTGCCCGGCAGCTGCAGAAGGACTGGGACGGCTCCGCCAAGGTCATGAGCCAGGAGCTGAAGGAGTTCCTGGANAGCGTGGCCCATGCTCTAGCNTCCCGTCACGGTATGCCATGGCCGAGCGGGACGACCGATAAGAGCCTCTCCAGTCGCACCGGACAGCTGGTCAGTTCCCTGGAGCGCAGCGTAACCGTCAAGGGTCAGACGTGGCGGTCCCTGAAAGCGTACATCACGGTCGGGTTTCCTGGCGTGATCCACGAGTTCGGGGCCACGATCAAGGCGAAGGAAGCCAAGTACCTGACGATCCCGCTTCCTCCGGCGCTGGATGAGCGTGGCGTTCCGNTCAAGAAATCCGCCAGGGATTGGGAGAACACATTCGTCGCCCGGACCAAGGCTGGTAACCTCATCATCTTCCAGAAGCGGGCGACCCAGATCGTGCCGCTCTATCTACTCAGAGAGACGACCACCATCCCGCCCCGTCTCGGTCTGCGGGANACCATTAATACGGGGCTTCCGCACTTTGTGGAGCGGGCCATGGATCGCATGGTCCGGCATTTCCTGACGAACTGAGGAGGCGGCCATGGCCGAAAGCGTCCGCCATCGGATACTGACCACGATGATCGCCAAGTTTCAGGCGGTCGAGCCGCCCGATTGGCCGNTCAAGTTCTCCACGGTCGAGCTNGGTCCGNTGGGGGAAGCCGATCACCGCAAACGGTTCTCGATAGGCATCGTGCCGGGGCCGGAGCGGTACTCGCACCTGTACCCGTATACCGTCCGCAACATGACGGTCGGCATCGAGTTTCGGATCACGGTCAACCGGGACGACCCTTTTCCGGGGCATCTCGGTGAAATGGTGCTGACGGTTGTGGAGCAGGTCGTTTCCAGGAACAGGCAGTGGGACGGCCTGGCTGTCGATACCCAGCTCACGAACAACGAGATCGACATGACGACCTACGGGGACCGCACCGTCATGGGCGTGCTCTGGATCGAGGTACAGTTCCGTCATTCGACAGACGAGCCGACTGACCCCAACCCGACGATCTAGTGGGATAATAGAGGCGCCAAGCAGATAGCGCTTCATTGACCCCGGCTCCCCGAAAATGCAATTAATTGCAACTGTATGGAGCCGGGTTTCCGGCGCATCTAAAGGATGCTCCACGATGAAGCTGAAGCGCGACCACTTCTCCGGCCTGAGCCGGATTTTCGGTGAGAAGGACAAGAACCTCGCGTACGTGCTGAACACCAAGCCGGACCGTGAGGACTTCGACACGATCGATCCGATCGAGGACACCGATACGGCTACGGCCAAAGACGTAGCTGACAAGCTCAACGAAATTCTTGCAGCCCTCAAGACGCCTGCCGCACCTGGTGAGGATACTGAAGATTAAGACGCAGCCCGAGCGACAAAGGAGATAACCATGGCCGTCCTTCTTACTCGTAGGGCTGTCGTTCAGGCTAAGGTCGAGACTGTCTACGGCCAGACTGAGAGCGTGGGGGTCGATGACGGCGTTCTCGTTGCTGAGCCGACCTACACGATCGAGCCGAACGTGCTGGAGCGCACCTTCGTTCGCGACAGCCTTTCTCAGACGCCTCACATCATTGGCCGCAAGCTGGCCCAGATGGAGTTCCAGACGGAGTTCCGCGGTAACGGCAAGCAGCATTCCGGTAATGCTTTGGATGCCCCGATCATCTCCCGCCTGTTCCGGGCGTGCGGCTACGCCATGACCGAGGAGGCAGCTCCCTGGGTCAAAGGCGTGTTCGANATCGATGATCACGCGAACCGCGTGAAATGGACNGCTGATGTCCAGAACGCCGATAACGAGGATGTCATCTGCTACTTCATCGAGGTGACGACTGGCGGTGCTTCCGGCGTGGCCGAGATCACCATCACGTCCGATACTCAGGGCGAGGGCTCCGCTGCCCAGNCCATCTCCGATGGAGTGGACATCAACGTAGGCACCCATGGCCTGGTCCTGACACCGGAGTTCACGGGTGATCTGCAGATTGGGCAGAAGTGGGTCGTATGGCTCATGCCTGTGGGCCTGCGCCTCGATCCGATCTCGGACAACTTCGAGTCCGTCACCCTTGTCATGTACAAGGACGGCGTGAAGCACGTGATGCCGGGTGCATTCGGCACGTTCGAGATCACGGCGACCGCAGGCGAGTTCGCCACGATCAACTGGACGTTCACCGGCATCTGGCAGCCGCCCGTCGATGAGACGATGCCGTCGCCAAACTACGAGCGTACGCTTCCGCCCCAGGTCGAGCTGGCTCGTCTCCGGGTGGGCGGCTTCTACGCGATCGTGGAGCAGTTCACCTTCGATCAGGGGAACGACATTCAGGTCCGACCGGACGTGTCGTCCAAGGAAGGTTACATCGGCACCCGCATCGTCAGCCGTGCGCCGGAAGGCGGGATCAACCCTGAAGCCGATCTCGTGGCGAACAACGACTTCTGGTCCCAGTTCGCCCGCGCAGACCGGATGCCTTTCCAGATGCGCGTAGGCCATCAGAAGGGCAACACGGCGTGGATCATCGCTCCGGGTGTCCAGTACACCGGACTGACTTACGCCGACCGCAATGGCATTCTGTCCTACGATGCCGGACTGCGGTTCCCGGCCTATGACACGAACGACGAGGTGTGTTTCTTCTTCTGCTAGTCTCCTAAGGCGAGCCTGAACCAGACTGGCGGCCCTCCGGGGCCGCTCTTTTTTGCACCTCGAACGACTAATCACNAACGTAAGAATTGGTTGAGAAACAATCGCTAATGCACAGACCAAGGAGGGTAGGCATGAGCGACAGAGCAGTAGGTTTGATAGGCATCTTCGTTATCCTCGCGGGGGCTCTCTGTGCCTGTACTTCGAGCCACTCCGAGGAGGAGCGCCAATATGGCGTGCACTGCATGAACGGGTGGACGGGATCGCACCTCGATTTCGAGGAGAAGGTGAAGGCGTCCCTGCGTGACCCGAAGAGCTTCGAGCACGTTGAGACCCGCACCTCGAAGGTCGTAAACGGTCAGAACAAGGTGCGCATGGAGTTCCGAGCGAAGAACGGATTTGGCGGGATCAACAGGGCGTTTGCCTATGGNGTGATCGACAACAAGACCTGCAAGCTGATCTCCTGGCGGATTAGTGAGTAGACCGCCCCGCTTATCACNGAACTTGTCTTGTGCAATCAATTGCATACTCANGTGTTCGGTGGCTCCCATGAGCGGGAACGGAAGCAAGTTCAAGGTCAAGGTTTATATCGTCCAGAAAGCCGACAGGAAGGGTCACCTGTACGGTGATATTCTGGCGGCCAAGCTCACATTCCAGGCCGCCCACGAAATCGCCAAGGCCCACGCCCCGGCTAAAGTGACGTGCATTCTGGCCGACAAGACGCCATACCTGAACGGGCCGGAACACGTCTCGAACCATCCGCAATGCAATTAATTGCAAATCGCCTCTAGCTGCGTAACTTTTACGGCTGTCGAAAACAGCCATGCAGCCTGGAGGCAGATTATGGCACTCGTTGCTCTGACCGTGCATGACACGGTTGAATACGTTTCTGATCTCGACCCTGCGAAGACCAAGGAGACGGTCCCGGTTGACCCGAACGATCCGTCCAAGGGGACGGAAACGCGGGAGACCATTGCTGACGGTGCGACTGTCTTCCTTCTCCGCCCGCTCGACGTGTTCCTGATGGGGCACATCTACGACAACGCCTCGGTGATCTCGGGCAAGCAGGGTGACGATACGGTCGGCATCCACACGCGGATCAACCAGACGAACATCGATGCCGTCCGGCATGGCCTGGCTGGCTTCAAGAACTTCATGGACAGGTACGGCAACCCTGTCCGGTTCAAGACCCAGAAGACGATCGTCAATGGGCGCGAATACCAGGTCGTGCACGATGACATCATGAACATGCTGGGTGTCCGGCTGATTGCCGAGCTGGCTCAGAAGATCAAGGACATCAGCGAGGTTAGCGCGAACGAAGAAAAAAACTCCGGAAGTGCGTTGCCGCCATCCGGCTAATGCCGGAGCGGCAGTGTGACGGCTGCAAGCGACAGGACGAATGGGGCTGTCACGCGAAGCCGTACACGGTGGTGAACGATCAGGGTGTGGAGGAGGTGCGCTGGCACCGACCGGCGCAGCTCCCGATCACCCTCCTGGGTGAAGAGACATGGGCCTGTCCCCGTCAACCCATCCGGGAAAATCCGTTCTTCTGGTCGAAAGTGCTGAAGTTCTACGGGCTCTACAAGAAGGGATTCCTGCCGGACCAAGGCGCGATCGTAGACCAGTCGAACAAGCTGATCGAGCTCTTCCGCATCATCGATGACGCGAATGACCAGTGTGATCAGGAAGAGCTGAACAGGGAAAAGCAAAGGCAGAACCGAGAGAGCCGGATGCCAGCCCGGAGACGGTAAGCAGAGATGGCCGCGATCAGCCAGCAGGAACTAGAGTTCGTGCTGAAGATGCACGATCAGATCAGCCGCAATCTGAAGCAGGTTGCGGATACACTGGCTGGCGTGGCCAAGCGGGCGGACGAGGTAGACAAGAACGCCAAGAAAACCGTCTCCTCCCTGGAGCGCATCGTTGGAGCGGCAAAGGCGGCGGGCACCGCACTGACCGGTGCCTTCGCCAGCCGAGGCATGCTGGGCAAGTCCCTCGGGGTTTTCTCCCAGTACGAAAAGGGCCTCATCAACGTCCGTAAGACCACGGACATGACTGCTCAGGAGATGGAGCAGTTCGAGGCGACCTTTGACCGGCTCCTCAAGACCATGAGCGGCGTGCGTCCCGGCCAGATGCTGGACATCGCGGGCGTGGCCGGTCAGATGGGCATCCGCGGCGCGGATACGATTGCCGAGTTCTCCCGCATCATGGGCGAGCTGTCGATCGCGGCTCCCACGGTGCAGGGCGAGCACGGTGCCCAGATCNTCTCCCGACTGCTGACGATCACTCGAGAAGGCATCCAAGCTGCCGACACGTTCACGGACGTTCTGGTCGAGCTGGGTAACACCACGGCTGCGACCGAGTCCGAAATCCTCGATCTGGCTTCCCGAATTGGTCAGGCCACGGCCCAGTTCAAGCTGGGCTCGACCGCCATTCTGGGCCTGGCCGCCGCGGCTGCCGAGCTGAACTTCCGACCCGAGCTGTTCGGTACGGC